ACAACCATAAAATATGGTTCAAAATTCTTTTGACTAATAATTTCTAGTTCTTCGTCAAGACGATTTAGATACTCTTCGTTTGTATCTAGTCCACGTTCTTTAAGACCTTCTATAGCAATCTTGCGAAGTTCTTCTCCTGGATTTCTATATTGAACTGGTAGCAAATTAAGACCAGACTTAATATCATAGTCTTCTACCTTATTCATAATCTCATTAGTGCTATTGAACATCTCTTCATTTTCTATACCCTGCTTTTCCATGCAGGATTTCATTTCTTCGTAAGAGAGCAAATGAATATCAAAAGATCTAAAAGACATTTGACGATCTGCGCCATAAAGATAATCTAGTCTATCCATCATATCCTTATGCTTTTTAGACTTATCGTATGTTACATCTTTCTGTAACTTTGCGTGGGTATTCAGGATTAACATAAGTTCCTGAATTTCTTTTTGACTTGTATCTGAGTGGTGGCAGTCTGGTGTAACTACAACCTTTACCCCCATAGATTTTGCTAAATCAATTAATCCTTTATTAACTCTTTCAGGGTTATGTGGCATTACCTCGATATAGTAATCATCCCCAAATGTTTCTTTGAACCATGCGACATGCTTTTTAGCAATAGCAAGTTCATCTAGCTCTACTGCCTTGGCTATCCAGCCACTGAGGCAAGCAGAAGTTACAATAATACCCTCTTTATATTTTGCAAGTGTTTCAAAATCAAATCTTGGCTTACTGAAAAAACCATCAGTCCAAGCAATCTCATTAATCTTATTAAGATTTTCTAGACCTTGTTGGTTCTTGGCTAGAAGAACTATATGATGATAGTTCTGATCAAGTGGGTCAGTGCGGTCTGCCTTTGCCCTCTTATCAGCCATATCTGTTGTCATATAGCCTTCTATGCCAAGAATTGGCTTAATGCCTGCTTCTTTCGCAGCACGGTACATCTCACGATGACCTGACAAAGTTCCATGATCTGTGATAGCAATTGCTTGCATACCAAGCTCAACGGCTCTATTTACATATTCCTGCGGAGTTGCCACACCATCCATTAGAGAATAATGGGTGTGAACATGAAGCCCAACGTAGTTCATCTATTACCAATCAATGTTGGTAGTAGTAGTTGATGGAGTATCAAACCCAAAGTAGAATGCTTCTTGCTCTGGATATGGAACTTCACGAACGACCTTTTCTAGATTAAAGTATTCATGACCTTCCCATTTGAATGGTTCAGTATCAGGAGTGGATGGAATTAATGTGTAATTTGTTTCAGTTCCCTGTCCATTACGCTTTAACTTCCATACTATATTTGAAATGCTACCTGTTTCAAGTGCATATTCACGAATTGTATTAAATGCAGATTGCTTGCTAATACCTTGTGACCATACTGCAATATATGGATCTTCTGTTCCATCATCTACTAGAACATTGGTATAGAAGCGGAGACGTGCTCTCCAGCCACTCTTTGGCTCTTTACGTGCCATCTCACAGCCAAAGCAACGACCCTCAGAATCCTGAGTACACGCAGCTTTACGCTTATAGTCTTTTGGATTTGTGTGTTCTGATACAACGACAGCCAGACCACGATCTTCATTATAGTTTGCAGAATCAGAATCTAGTTCATTTACGAATCGAATCTTTGCTGCTTGTCCGTCAGCTAACTTTACCCAACGAACCTTTGTTCCTGTGCTTTCATATTTTGGCTTTTCAACTAATGCGTTGATGTTCTTAAGCCCTTTAACTATTGCCATTTTTTCTCCTTATATAAGTTTTTCTATTTTAGCATAGCAATGATAGAGTTGTCAAATGAGTATTCCAGTTGTCTAATAGCTTCATCATTCATATCGCCTATATCTTTATATTGTTTGTCTAATTTAACTACTGTAACTAGTGACCCTAATTTCTCAGTTAGGCGGTCAGCCATAATTGAGCCTGCTTCATCATTGTCTGCTACAAGTACAACATTTGTGAAGTACTTTTCTAATAGTTTCATCTGGCTTGATGAAACATTAGCCCCCAGCGTAGCAACTGCGGGTAAACCTACTTGATCTAATCTAATTGCATCAAAGGAAGACTCTACTACATAAACAATACTAGATGACTTTACTCTATGCAAATTAAATAATATTTTACTCTTTGGTAATCCTGGTGTATTCTTGAATTCTTTTCCCTCTACCGTTCTTGCAACAAAACCAATACACATTCCATCTGGAGAATACATTGGCACCGTTACAGAGTCTTGCTTTTCAGAATATCCAAGGTCAAACTTAACCATAGATTCCTGCGTTATTCTACGACCCTGAAAATATGAAGTTGCTCTTGGACTATCAACAGCTTGCTTTGCTAGCCTCTTTATTAATAGTTCATCATACTGTACAAAATCTGGGGCAGCATAAAGAGCTTTATTAACTACATCCTCTAGATTAGTTTCAATCTCTTTGCTCTTAATATATCTGATAGATTCAAAATAAGATCTACCAGTCATATGCATAATTAACTCAATAAGATTTTTAGTTGTTTGACAACCAAAGCAAAAGAATAATCCAGACTCTTTTGATACTTCTCCAGCAGGTGTTCTATTATTATTATGATAAGGACAAAAGATTATATAATCAGTTCCGTACTCAGCCTCTATATCTATTCCTGCGCCTGTTAGTACTCGTTGTATTTGTTGTGATGTATATATATCGTTATTTTTTGTCTTCATAATCCTTATATCTGTAATATCCCTTGTCAAAGTCTGCTTGTACTAAAAAGTCTCCCATGAATCCGTTACGGTTTTTTCTAAACGCACATTCAATTATATCACTATTCGCTGCCCTACCAAGTGCTAGAACCCAGTCAGCATCATACGCAATCTGGCGTGACCAAGCAGTTTGTCCTAGAGTTGGAACTGTGCTCATGTTAGTAACATCATCTGGAGTAGCAGAAGAAATTGCAATAATTGGAACTTCTTCACTAATAGACATAAGCTTTAACTCACGAGAAAGATTCTTCATGCGTACCGTTTCATTATCAGACTTTTGATTTGGTGACATGAGTTGTAGATAGTCAACAATCACAAAGTCTGGGCGGTACTGATCAATCTTTCCACGAATAACAGATGGAGTAATTTCTCCACCGCTATCATTAGAAATGATATGAAATGGTGGCTTACCTTCAATTTTACTTTCATGCCACTTCTTAAGCATATCTATTTCAATATCTCCATTGGAGATTTTACGATGTGACCATAGTCCCTCGCCCATAATCGCAAACACACGATTACGAACTTCTGTCTCAGACATTTCAAGACTTATGATCATTGGTGTCTTGCCCTGTTTCCATGCCTGTACGGCAAAGTAAAGAGCAAGCCAGGATTTACCAATACCTGGATATGCTAGGAAAATCCCCAATTGACCTGGCATAATTCCTGAAGGGAGGTAATTGTCAAACCCTGGCAAGCCTGTCTTAATTCCAATCTTACCTAACTCTTGCTGCTTCTTTACATTTTCAAAGTATGCAATTGCAGACTGAATGTCAGTTGCATCAATATCACGAATTGCAGATGTATTCTTTTTTAGTTCTGAGGTTTTTGTAATTAGCTGCTCTAGAGCTTTTACACCTTGACCACCTTGAACCTCTGTCGCAGCATTGCGAATAATATCTTTTAGGCTATCATTTAGATAGTCTGCCTGAAATTCCTCAAGATGATGCTTAGTAGATCCAACACCTTGAGTTGGTGCAAAGTCTCTAAACTTTTCTACTACCAAAGATACTGGAGGTACGGTGCCATTACTTTCTGTATAGCGCTTAATGAAATCCCATACATCTCCATGGGTTCTAAGCATTGAGTCAATGTTGGCCTGTAATAGAACATGTACCTGTTTATCTTCTAATACAGCAGATATTAATTTTGATTCTGAATTATTCACTTAACCACTTCCTAGCCAACTCTCTACGCTCTTGTCTTTCTAATATATCTTTTTCTGTAGCATCTCTACCATTTAAAATCTCTTGTGCATTGTAGGCAAAAAAGTTCCAGTTAGGACTTTGCGCTACGCTGAAGTAATAATCTAACAAATCATAACAAGCTTTAATTCCATAAGATTCAACTAAGGCATCTGCAGCCCATTGTTCAACATTAAGGTTGAGATTAGACTTTTGCTCGTATCTCTGCAAGTGAAGCTTGTTGTAGCGACTGAGCAAAGCCAT